GTCAGGAAGTTCTGCGTATTGCGGGAAGGTAGTGAGTGCCACCCTCTTACCGAGTTTGTCTGTGGTCCCGCAATAAAGACCATGATAGACGACTCCGGGCTCATGACGTTCTAGGAACCTGTAGAACTTCCCGTCGTCTTCACAGACCTTGTACCAGAAGGTGACAGCGGTAAGAACACCGTATTTAAATTCTGGTACCGCCGAGTCAGGATGAACAGCTACAAGGAACGGAACATCTCTGATCGACTGATCCCACATAATCTTGAGGAAGACACCACATAAAGCGGAAGCAACTTCTGCCGCTTCTAAGTTAGTAGTATCTAGGTCTCCTACGTCCTGAAGATAATCGAGACGTTCTTGGGTTCTTTGGTCTTCACAGATGTACTCGGGAGGAACAGAGAACAACATGTCGGCTGAAGCCATAGAGATGTCAGAAGCCATCGGGACATGAAGCTTGGTCCTCTTAGTACCCTGTGGAGCCGTCTCCCCCCAAAAATAACGTTCTCTGCTTGTGACTCCGGCACCTGATCGAGATACTGTGTCGAATGAAGTCTCTGTACCACCAGAAGCACGAGTGGTAGCAGCACCGTAGACATCAGCTAGCTGGTCACCGTCTCCTGAGTACCAGGCAGACCAGATTGAAATTTTATCGTAGACAGTCTCGATATTCTTCGGTGGCCAGCAAATTCCACCCTCCGGGAGTGGCATAATAGTTCCTCCTCCCATTGCGGGGTGGTTATTTATGCGGCAGAGTCAGGAACAAGTTTGGTTGGCGTACCATCAGAAATCCAATGCTCTGCTATATATGCAGTCGCACTAACTGCTGTAAAATGGGTAATAGAGCCTACCGGTAGTGCAGCTTCGTTTGTACCGTCACTGTCCACACCATTAATGGTTCTGGCACTACCATCAATAGTTCTACATTCCACAGCTTCCTCTGCGAATACTGTAATTTTGTGTCCGACTACAGGAGCCGGAAGAGTAATAATGTCGTTAGCGTCAGTTGCATTAGTTGCTGTCACGTAACGAGCTGTTGCCGGAATCAATCCGGTCGTAAGCCCGTCAGCCGTAGCGATAACTGCTACAGGAATTGCCTGGTACCCAGCGGTGAAGACAGCCTGTTGTACGAACTCAGCCAATCCAGTAACAAGAAGATTGGCGTCCAATCTTAGTTCGGCGACACCAGAGCGATAAAGAGTTACGTCACCAGCGTCAGTACCATTACCCCAGATATGTTTGCCGTCAGCATCTACAACTAGACGCTTGGCTGCGTCACTAGTCACATCTGTAGTGAGAACGTCGGTACCTGCCGTTGCACCGGTAAGAGCTAACGAGTCAATTACCAGGTCTCCACCGACCTCGTCTATTGCGTCTGCTGTCTCGTCCCCGTCTGGAAATACAGGTACATCATCCAAAGAAAATCCAGCGTAACTGATGTCGTACCTACCGGCTGTAGCATAGAACGTAAAAGAACCGTGGTCGTCCGTACGCCCTGGATTAGCTCTGGCCAAAGTTCCGGTACGTTCCCTGTGAAGTGTAGCCAAGTCGGTCGTACCTACGTCGTAGACAGAAACCAGGCCGTTCCTCCAAGGGTTCCCGTCAGCATCCAGAAGTCGTAACGTGATAGAGCCCTTGAATATCGGCATGTTAACTCCTAACTTCTGACGATCGAGGACCAGATCGCCTCAGTAGTTTTTAACCCGTACCTGAGCGCGTCCGCTCCGTGGTCATTGAACTTTACTGGCTGATCTTTGCCAGCATTGCTCGCCGTGGTGTCCCAACAATAAGATAGAAGTTCGTCTATCAGATGTTTACAGGATTCGTTGATAAACAATTTCTTCTGAGAAAATAGAGAACCTGTCAGTCTAATTCCGTCTATTACTTTGTTGTCTGCCTTGGTGACCCCACGAACATGGTCATAATAAAGCTGTTGGATGAAGGAAGCAGCACTAGGGTCTACGCAGACGTAATCAGGATCTATATTCTGATTTTCCAACCATCGACGTAAGTCACGGGAGTAAGCAGCATCCGTTTTTTGCTTGCCTTGTTTCTTCGAGTCCCAACGCCACTCGCTCACGACGTATAAAGATTCGTCTACGCCAAGCCCTATTAGGACTGCGTGGAATGGGTTGGTCGTTCCGTAGTCCAGGCCGACGAACCATCTCGACATCCTTGGGATCTCGGTGACAACATGTAAGTCCGGGTCGAACATGTCGTAGATGACACCTTCGGCTACCGACCACTCTCCAAGAATAAATCTCTTGTACCAGACTCCCGTAAGTTCTTTCTTAAGTGCTGAGACATAAGCAGGGTCCAAGCTCCTGTTGTCGTCTAGACGGAAGGATGCGCGGAATAGATCGAGTTCTCCGCTAATCTTTTTCTTAAGCCTTCCGTCACCAGTCAGATGTAGTGCTGGCTTCGACAAGTAGTCTGCGAGCAACCAGTGGTTTGGACCTTCGGGGTTACAAGTAGCAAATAACTTGGCGTCCTTGACAGAGATACGGGAGACCAGAAGGGAGACGAAGGACTCCGGGTAGATACCGATCTCGTCACAGTAGGCACCGGCTAAGGTGATACCACGTATCTTGTCGCCAGCACGTTCGTCATTTGCTCCTACCCCGTAGCACAACCTACCAAGGATTATTATTTCCCCAGTACCTCGGTTGACCTTGACGTTTTTCTTCCCAATTATTTCTGCTAGCGGGTCAAGGATATTCTGCTTGAGAGTTCGCTCTGTCTTGCCAATCATAATGAGTGGACCGGGAGGAGCTTCGTGCATGATGTACTGGCACCAGCGTAGAAGACTTGTAACTGTCTTGGAACTCCTGACCGACCCCTCGTATATGTTCAGGCGTTTGTTACTTAAATGAAAGGCTGAGGCTTGTTTTCCTACTAGAGTATCTAGCTCCATAACTAGACCTCGTCATCTTCCTCTTCTTCCATATCTTCTGGCTTCTGAACTATCCCCTTGATGAAGATGTCGACGGCAGAAGATCCACCCTCGTTATTTCTTACCTTGTCGTGCTTCTCTAGGATGTCGGCGAAGTTGCGAAGAGAAACCGTAAGGTCTCTTGCGTCTTCGGTGGGGATACGTTCCACATTTTCTTGGATAACTTTGTTGTATCCCTTTGCGACATAGAGATAATTATCTGAGTCGTAGCCCTCTTCCATCTGGTGAAGCATACGTTCCTGAAGGCCAATAATTCTGTCTGCGATCTTCTGCCTACGCTCTTCCATAGAGAATTTTCTTGCTTCGAGTGCAGCTTTTACAGCTTTGGATGTCTGGGGTGGTAGGCCAAGTTCTCTCATCCGAACACTTACAGTCGGCTGAGGAAGATCAAGCTCTCTAGCAATTTTACCGTCTGTCCATCCCTCGGCATGGAACTTTATATATTGTTTGTCTAGCTCTGCTTTTTCTTCTTCAGTATAAGGGTTCCATCTATGTTTCTTGACTTTTTCCTTCGGCTGAAGTTCCGAAATATCTAGTGGTTCTGGTTTCTTGGGAACAGGTTTCGGAGCAAGCTTGGATCTCTTGATAACTCTTCGCTTCATGGGGTCCATAACTTGCTCCCTCCTGGGGAAAACGTCTCTAGCACCTGGCTAGGTAATACATTTTATACTTTCCATGATCCATTAATTATTGATCGTTTAGGAAATATCTTAAAGTTCGTGGTCTTCCTGCTCTTAGTCACTTGAAGTTTGTGCAGGAACGTTACCGTGTACTCGACCACTATGTGTCTCTTAGTATCGGTAGAAGATTTCTATCTCCCGCAACTTGAGAAAAAGTTTTCTTCAAGAGAGGAAGGAGACAGTACGTCGCTCATCATGCTATGTAACTTCTGTCTCGCACCCTCTTCGTCTGAGCATACGGTAGAGAGTTGGATATATTCTTTTATCTCCCCGCATTGTCTTTTTCCTACTACAGACCAGGTATCAGTATCTCTTCCTTGCAAAACTGTAATGTCCAAAAATGAGGCTAGGTTATAATACGAACCTTGATGATAGACGAACATATTTTCTCCAAAGTTCTTGTGGTGTCGAGAGGAGTCGATCCTCTGACCTCCGGTTTTTCGGACCAGCGCTCTGCCAACTGAGCTACGACACCAAAATTATAAGATTAGTAAATCCACAATCGTTATTAGACCTAGTAACATGACAAGACCGATGAAAACTCCTAAGAGAAGGAAGCCTACTCTATGTCTCTTGTTCATTCTCATCTTGTCTCCAGCCGTTAAGTTCTAGAAGTTCCTACCCATAAATAAATTGAACACAAAATCATTAGCTTCTTCTCGGGTCATCACGTCTGTAGGGTCATCACTACTCTTATACATTATATATTCTTCTCCCGCTAGAGTTACTATAACCTCAAAATCACCCTTAGCAGAGAGCTTCGCAGTAATTTTTGTTGCCTGACTGAGATTAATCCATGAATTATCTACCTTGACCCATGAACCTGACATAGGCATATTTTTACGTGCCATGATATTTTGCCTCCATAGTTAGGTTCTAGTAGTGATTTTTAGATCCCATCCAGGGAGCATGGTCTGTGTAACTTGTGTACGGTGAGAAATCTTTGTCTCCCGCGATTACTCTTTTTCTCGCGAGACTATTGTCGTCAAAGTTGCCGACGTTCCTACTTTGGTCGTAACTTCTTCGTCCCGCGATCCTAGAAAATTTCCAGTAAGTTCTTCTATCGTGTCCGGCGTAGAAACTTCAGTAGGAACTTCTTGCACCTCGATAAGAGGAAGTAGTTTGTCAGCATATTTAAGAGCGTCTTCTTTCTTGTCCCAGCCTAACCCTCGATGAAGTCTATAGGCCCTACGTCCTACGAGACCTTCGATAGCCCACTTGTTCATAAGACTAGAAACTACCTTTACGGAAGAGACTGTCTCTAAGTTAATGTACCTTGTCCCGTTGTATACGAACATCTCAGCTCCCGCCATTTAGTTGCCTATTAACTATTTTCACAGTATCCCTGTTGGCAAGAGCAAGAACCGAAAGAGTTCTAAGAATTTCTTCCAGGATCTCGTTCGTCTTTTCTATATGTTCTACAATCTTCGACATCATATCTTCTGATCTCTGTAACCTGTGTTCTAGGGCGGGAGGTAAAGGAAAGTTCATGATATTCTCCCGCCGTTGAAATTACTCTTCAGGTTCTTTGTTAGGGACTCGATATACGCCGAGTGCTCCGAGAACCACAGCCACAGCGTTCATGACTAACTGTGCGTCTCCCTCGGATAGAACAGTCGCTAGGAGGACTCCCGCCGCTGACAGAGTTGCTACTAGAAACTTGTTATATTTCATAGCGTCTCCAACTGTCTACTAGAACTTTCCGTTGACATAATCAAGTTTCTATGATCTAGAAGATCGTCTATCAGGGCTGTGATCGGACCAAGAATATCGTACTGACTAAGTTCCATGAGGAGTAAATCAATTTTTACTGTCTCAGTTAGCTCGTCGGAGTCACTTGCTAATTCCAAGACTCTATTTATATTTACTCTTCGACCGATCATAGGACATCACAGCTCTCCTATAGCCTCAGTCTTGCGTCACGACTATTGAGTACATCTTCTGCGAGAAATTACCGTCATGATAGACGTACATATTTCCCTGCCCGCGACACCACTTGTCCATGTCGTCTTGCATCAAGTTGTGAGGATGACCTGGCGAAACGCCAAGCTCTAAACCCTCGAACACCCTGACTGTTTTTGCTACACGGAAGGCAGTGTCCATGACTGCCCCAGGGTCGAGAACATGTTGCAGGACGTTGTATATCCATGCTTCGTCCCATTGTGGTTTTATCTGGTCTACGAACATGTTTTCTGCCATGCTCTGGATATATAGAATATCGTGTGCTTCGTACCTGCCATACACCCAAGCCGGATAACTACAAGGGTCCATAACGGCGAGAGAGCCACCATTGACAGTCTTCAGTAGCAATGAGACTGGTCCACCACCTATGTCAATGACCGACCTACCATGTAAATCTATTAACGGGAAGCGATCTGGGTTACCCATGTCGGTTACTTCTAACCCCATGTACTTTGCCCAACTGATCTGCTTATTTTCCTCCGCGTATGTATTTACACAATCACCCCACCAGTCTCGCTCAAATTCCTGGTGGTCGTGCTGCCACGTGTGCTGACTAAGGTCTACCATTCTTTCATCTCGATCCCGTGGTGGTGTTCCATATCGTAGAATCCAGCACCGTCGAGATCCTTAATCCTATTGAAATAAGTCTGGTACTGCCACCGAATAGTGTTGACGGAGAGTAAGTTTGTGGCATAGTCGTGAATCTTCTTATTATCGAACTTACATTCGTTGATAAGTTTAGCTCCGTGAATGAACTCACCGAGTGTCCTACAACGGAACCCAGTAAGGCCAGGCTTGACATATTCGGTAAAAGCACCCCAGTCTGTTGTAAGAACTGGCGTTCCACAGAGCATTGCTTCCACGGCTACAGCTTCGTACGGACCAATGTAAAGTGTTGGAGCGAATAATCCTTTAGCATGTGACATTAGATCAGCGCGCTCGTCAGGACCAATGAGCCCAACCTGTTCTCCGTACAAAGGTGGATTAGGTCCAATACCAGCGACAATAAGACGCTCGCCCATCTCGCGACAAGCATCAGCAGCGATAGCCACACCTTTTAGGTCGATAAGTCGACCGACAAAGAGGAAATAATCACCACGTTCTTCGGTAGGAACATAAGGAAAATAATCATCCTCGAAGAAATTCGGAATTACAGTGTCGTAGAACCGTCCCTGTTGATTATGGGGTCCACCCTTGGCCATCGAAGCAGCACCATACAGGCAGTGCATCCATGCATACGATTCATAGACATTGAATTGACCGTAAGTTCCAGAATATCCAACGCCCCACTCAACGAACCTATTATCGGGAAAAGCATCTGTGACGGGCTTTTGGCACAGACCGGCTATAACACCGATAATATCGCCTGGTTGGATACGCTTCCTGACTTCCTGTACGCACTGGTCATTAAAGTAAGTCCACTGAGGGTTGTTCCAGTCGTACGCGCTATTAAGAATAGTTTCTGGTCCGGTAAGGCCGAACTCTGCTTGTTTCTCGCGGGACATGCAAGTGACTAGTTCAGAGACAGTAGCTTCATTTTCGTCTCCCGCGTACAAAATGATTTCGTTACCTTCGATACTCTGCATCATCGTACAGAATTTTCGGATCTTCTGTGTGTACGCACACATAGAGTAGGCGTTAGTTGTCTGAGTATGCGGCAATCCAAGAACGTGAATACGGTGACCCATCTCAACTCCTCTGCTTCCTGAGCACCTGGCCCGGAAGATAGGTTTCAAACCTAGTTGAGTATAACTTATCTTTTCTCAAGCTCTCTCTTGAGGCGTTTGTTTTCTTCTATAAGTTCTTCGTTCGTAGGAACATGTTCTAATTGTAACTTCCTTCTAGCAAACTCAGGAAGTTTGATATCTGGGTTCTCTTCAACGAACTTCTGTAATTTCTTCTTAGTAGCCTCACGAGGGTGCCTGAAGAAATCTCCGAACATTTTCTGCGATTTCTCAGCAAGAGTAGTTCTGTCAATATTCTTCTGTGGACCGGCCCATGGTTCGACCGGCTCGTCTTCACTATGGGGATAATGGTCTGTAGCTCTGCATAGATAAGTAGACATTTGACCAGACGCTTTGTTCTTCGCATAACAAGGGCCAGTATGCCTAGATGCTCTGAGACAAGAGTCTAGACTGTCGAACTCATCCAGATGGCATCCACATGGCTTATATTCTGGATCTTCAATCTCTGTCTTGAACTGGTGGATTAGATGATCGTGACGACCGTTAGGGACACCACAGACTTCGCACGGAGGTTCTGGGAGCTTCGCAGATTTTACGGCCGGGAAAGAGGCGGGAAACATCCGATCACCTCTCTGGGCATAGAGATCCACAATGAAATCCATGGAAGCACATCTGTCAAGCGTTTGTCAAATCTTCCTGAAACAGCTTACGTAACAAGGCTTTCTGTCCCTTGACACGACGTACTCGGTTAACTTGATCTAGGTTCCACAGCCAACTACGACCTTGCCTGACGGGCTTCAGGTGACCCTCACGGGACCAAGACCACAAGGTTCGGTAGGAGACACCAGTCAGTGTGGTGATCTCAGCAGAGGTCAGCACGAGGCACCTTCCATGGTTGCTCGGAGAGAGAGCCATTGTGTCGCCGGCCAGCTAGCAGAACAGACTGGACAAAAAACATCCCCGGCAGAAGATTTAGGATCTGCCGAGGTGTCTGCTAATAGAGTGCTTCGTTTCCATACTTCTACTTTTCTAGCCCCCGATCGTGTTTGCTTCACCGAAGCTACATAGTCGAGAACATAACATTGATCTGTTTCTAGTTCGGCGAAATAATTACCATTACTGTCTGTCAATATTTTCTGTGATTCATTAAACTTATTCGGGCAAAGACCAATCTCTCTGAATTGATCTCCATAGCCTAGACAACGTCTCGCTAGAACCATCTTCGAGTCGATCGCTGTATTTATATACCTACTAGCACCTGACTCCGGATCTATCTGTTCTATATAGCGAAGAAGGTTGTACTGAGCATCCTCTCCCGTCAGACTTAATTCCCTAGCTACAACTTCTATAATCTGAGTGATCGTCTTATCAATAATCTTAATTATATCTAGGACATGTAAATTAATCGGTGGACGAGACTCCCGCTTCTGTGGCTTCCCGCCGCCACCTTCTGTCCTACCGGCAGAGACCATCGTAAGTCTAAGAGCAAATCTATGGTCTAGAAGATCCTCTAATTTCCGGAGAAGGATCTTATTTCGATACTTGTGCTTGGTCATGCTCCACCTTCATCCCGCACCTTGTCCAAGAGGAGTCGTCTAGCGGTAGAGGTCAGCCCGCTACCAAGACTTAAGATCCTCTTGACGTCGTCCGCTGTGATCCAGAAGGCGACCTGCCGCTGCCCCTCACTACGTCGCCGTGCTGCTGTGTTGGCTGCTGACAGGGACTTTGCCCTTCGTCTGTCCTCTGGCGTAGTACCCATAGATAGAGCCTACGTGTCTAGTAGTGGACAGTCAACTGATCTTGTACCACAGTGTGACCCACGTCATAGTCCTCAGCCTTGCTCTGTAGTTTCTAGACATGTAGTGTCATGGCTGTAAGGAAGACGGAGCACTGGCCCCCTGGCTGAAGGTCCGGTCGTAGGACGCGCTGACAAGAACAGAAGCTCTCGAACTTTGAGAACTAAATAGTGTGTGATAGACCAAATTATTTTATTTCTATATTGAGAGAGTGAGGATCATGAACAAGCAGTATAAAACTCGCAGGAATAGTAATAATGTACCGACGATGATCGATATACCGGTCGATCTTCGCAGAGCACTTGACGAGTTTGCAGAAAGTCAAGAACGAACAATAACGGTAGTAGTACGGAGAGCACTTCGGGAATATCTGGAAGCACAAGGAGTGTCGGTAGATGACTAGCATGTTTGAGGACTATGATCTAGAAGAGGCTATAGAGACTCCTAAGCAGTCCAACGGCCGTAAGCCAGTTAGGAACCGGGAAGAGAATATGGCAAAACTTGACGACCAGCTCAGAGCCCTTCGTGGAGAACCTGAGCAAAGTAAGTCGGAAGATGAGGAAGAAATTTCTAAGCCCCGGAGAAAGATCAAAGCGAGAGTTGTTGGTGCCAGGCCGGGTGGTGGTAGCAGACGTCACAATGTCACAACTGAGATAGAAACCACTGCGGTGCAAGGGAAACAGCCTGTGACATCGGTTGTGACACGTTGTGACATCCCCGGAGTTGTCACAGGGCAACAGCTAATAAACCGGAAGATACCGGACGTACAGTTCCTGGTACCTGAGATCATCTCAGAAGGTATGACTCTCCTCGGTGGACCACCAAAATCTGGAAAAACTTATTTTCTTCTTGATCTAGCGTTCTCTATAGCTAGCGGTAGAAAATTCTTAGATTATGATATAAAGAGAAGAAGAGTATTATATTTAGCTTTAGAAGATGCAGATATAGAAATACAAAAAAGAATTCTTTCTCAGAATTCGGAAGAAGATATTAAAGTTTCTGATTTTCATATAGTTACTAAAACTAATTGGTTAGATATAATTGGTAATAATCAATATAAGAAGTTAGAAAATTTAGTAGATGAAGTAGAACCTGAAGTAATAATTATAGATACATTTATAAAATTTGGTGGTGTAGATCAAAGTGGAGACTCTAGGTACGATATGGAATATAGAACATTAGTTAAGATTAATGAAATTGCTCCCGAAGCTAGTATAATTCTTTCTCACCATACTAGACAGCTTCCGGCAGAAGAAGACTGGACCCATGCTCTCTCCGGAGGTAATGGTCTTATAGCTGTACCAGATACTATCTTAGGTTTTTTTAGAAGTAGAAATGATGATTCGGGAACAATAAAAACTGCTTGCCGTAGAACCTCTGATAGTGAAATATTTTTTAGCCATGATCCTAATACTCTAAGATTTATTAGAGTTAGTGAAAATCCAAATAATTCTCCCGCTAAGACAAAAGATGTGATCTTAAGAGTTTTAAGAGAAGCGGGTTTTGCTTTATCTCCTTCCGAAATAGTTACTATGGCAGATGATGAGAAAATAAATAGTGTGAGAGTTCGTCAAGCTCTCATCCGGATGGATAAGTCTGGTGAGGTTGTCAAGGTAGACAGAGGTAAATATACCCATGTCGAGGAAGATCAAAAGAGCTAGCGTTGTGACATCCTGACTCATGTCACAACCATGTCACAACGGTGTCACAGGGCAAAGTGCCTGGTACCAAAGGGTTTCTATCTCAGTTGTGACATTGTGACACCACAGGCCGGGTAGCTGTCACAAGGAGATGCGATGCTTGAAATTTTGCAAGAGACGCCTACTACCCAAGAACTTCTAATACTTCTTCAAAAGCAAAAATTGCAAATGGTTCTAAATATTGATGAAATAGATCATCTAATTAAAATAGTTCGGAGGGTCTACGATCTCCCCGAGGTATCGCTTACGCCTCAGATCAAGTCATCCACCGACCAGTCTGGTACAGATGGTCTCAATTAATCTCAGGACCACGAGGGGAGGTCTCGTGCCGACATGCAGGAAGGTTCGGTACCGGTCGAGGATACAGGCAATGCTAATAGGTATACGACATGAGAAAAAATATGACGTAGTAGCCAGGGCATATATCTGTAACTTGTGCCCTGGCCTGGTGTGGCACTTAACTACACAGAAAAAGAGAGGTGAGAAAAATGGCACCAAAAGGAAAAACTAAGAAGAAGTCTAACGGATCTTTCTACACCGAATATGACAATCTCGTTGGGTACACATTCTGGATAAAGGGAATTACTGCCTATGACTGGGTTCCCAAGTACGAGGCTCCGTATGTTCTTGATTGTAAGTTGTATGACGAAGCTGACTGTGATGTCACTGAATTCGAGCTACCCGTCAATTGGTATACCATGAAGCTTCAAGTCAGGAAATTATTAGATAAAAATCTCGATGCTCCTACTCAGATGTTGACAGCAGATTCTGTTTATATCTCCGTCTATCAAATGGTTGATGGTGGGCTTGTCAAGCAATATATCCCGAGTCTCAAGACTGTGGCCTATTGTCTGCCACGTGGCACCGTGTGATTGAGGAGTATTGTAATGGTCAAAGAACCAGAGTTTAATGAACTTACTGAAGGTCAAGATACCGATCTAATGTTTCGTAAAGAAGAGTGTGGTCCAATATACAAAAGTAATGATAATGGTCCTGAAATTTATGATGAGATTGATGATGCTTATTGGCAATACGGCGAAGATCCTGAGTTCTTTCCATACGACTAGAGGAATGGTGTAATATGCCATGGACACTGACAAGAATATACCAGTCTTTCTAGATAGTTATTTGACATATGACGAAGCACTTAAATATCTTGAGGATTACCGAACAATGTTAAAAGCTCTCGGTCACCAAGAAAGTTATGGTTTGTCTATCAAACGAAATGGGACATGGTTTTCTATATATGTAACAGAAAGGAGAATCATATGTGGGCAGTAGCAGATCCAATAACAGAGATAATTGCATATTACATTACTATGGAGGAAGCAGAAAGGGGTCTTAGAAATCTTGTAGTTATGCGGGAGGAGTATCCACTCTTTCAAGATTACTCGTCACCGTTTATGTTTCAAGTACAAAGCCCAGAAGGAGTTGTCTTTGTATGACCAAGAGAATAATGTCTTATGTTTTAGTAACTATCATCTCTCTTGCTACAGTGGTGCTAGTAGGCTGTGGGTCTTCAACACCGGCTCCTGAGAGCAACGCTAACGAACTAAACACTGATCCGAGGGCAGAGCTGTACCAAGCGGTAGTTAATTACTCTGACGCCTTCCTGGCCGGTCAGGGTAGTACTGCTTACGGGATGCTCTCGGTACGGTGCCAACAACGGGTAGCACAACCTGAGTTCGTAGGTGCATCTCAATTAGCCCAGTCCGTCTACGGTCAACAGTCAATATCTACTTTGAATATAGACGAGGTTTCTGGCAATTTGGCTAGGGTTAGTTATACATACCCGAATTCAAGTATCAACCAGTTGTCTGAGCCGTGGGTATATGAAAATAGTTCTTGGAAGCAGGATGATTGCTAATGACAAAGACTTTGGTGGAAACACCTGACGACGACTGGTGGAGAGATTACTGGATGGAGTTTGAGAAGAGGTGTGAGTCTGAGCATAGAATTACTCTTATCCAAGAACGGGATAGAAATAGTACAAGAAGGTGGTTAGGTCATGGCTACTTCGCAGCAGGACTTTTCGGACCGATGCAATCGGGAAGCCAAATTCTTTGAACAATTGTCAGACCACTATGCTCAGTTAGCAGCCCATGCCGAACAACAGGCTGATCAGTGGAGACATGCGGCTAATACATGGGACGTTGCTCTCGGAGGAAAGCTGACAGCAGATAGACATAGAATAGAAAATGGAGGTGAATATGCATCCCAAGGCAAGAATCGACAGGTTTTATAAGAGAACAATCATAGCACTAATATTGTCTGCTACTACAGGCGTTGCCGTCGTCTATTATATAAATGTTCCTGGTAATGATAAGGAAACTAAGTCGAAGCCACGAACCCCTATAGAGCGCCAAATCAAAACTAAGACACCAGGCGTACCAGACCCATTTTCTACTAGTAGACAGGTACCTACGACCCCACAGGCTTTACCACAGGCCAGTCCTACTACCATTACCCCACAACAGCAGCATTCTAGCCAACCGTCTAGAGTTGTTGTTCAGCCTGGACAGGAAACAGTTCGTGAAAGAACTATATTGGTACAACCACAGGTAACACAAGTGCCAGCACCACAACAGGTTCCTTCACCAGTCGCTTCGATAATAGAGCCAGAACAGCAACCTACCGAGATATCTACCGACGTACCAATATCCCCGCCACCTGATTGCAATTCTTTCTCGATTCAGAACCCACCAATTAGTCCTACCGAATGTCTGACTTTTACAGGTGAGATTGTAACAGTATATCCAGAGGATTATTTGTTCCTCGAACCTGTCAGACCGGGAGGATGAGATGTCATGGTCTAGTGGATTTGAGCTTAGACAAATTATTGAATTCGAGAAAGAGAATAAGATACGTAGGAAAATCTACGACATGATGATAGAAGTTGGTAGAGAGCACGGATGGAACATAGAGTGGGGTAATTACGAAGACAAGATTGTCCAGCGTCTTTCCCGTAACTTCGACAGGCCAATGATGGACAGGATATGGATATGGCCTCTTGTCTGCTCTGGTAAAGAGCCACAATGGATTGTGGATATATATACAGGAGACAGGCTAGTCAAGCATAAGGAAGTTCCTGTCCGTAAATATCGCTCTCTGTATGATCTAAGTAGACATGTTAATCAAGTTAACGCGGAAATAGAAAATGTATTAAAAAGAGGATTGAGGTGAATATGTGGGTACCTTAGTAAAACAGTCGTACCGAGATTACGAGTTCGGTCATCTGATAGACAAGATTATAGTATTCAATTCGTATCAGTGTTGTTCTAATGAAATGAAAGTAGTTGGGTTTGCTTGCCATATGCCAGTTACAAACCCTAGATATGTGTTTGACACAAAGTGCCAATTGTGCGGAAATAAGAAAAAGATATGTGTCGAGGAGATTATGGCTAGTAGGGTCAAGGTCAAGAAATAAAAATAGCCCCCAGTTACCAAGTCAACGGCGACCTGGGCTGGGGGTTTATTATCTAAGTCTCTCTGGTATTGGTGGTGGATCTCCTGTGACACCAATACATTTATGATCTAGATATGCTTTGCGGGAAGACGAGAATAGTGAATCTAATATTTTAGTATTTGCCGTTGGTATTGTTGCAGTAGCTACCTGCATATCTTTGAAGAATTGGCAATTAGACCTCAAAGCTTTCTGAACATCTAGATAGGACTTGGCAGAAAAACCTACTATCAGCCCTATTACTACAAGTGCTGAAAATATTGTTACTAAGAACCTCTTTGTTAATTGCCGGTTCATGACCATCACCTACTTAATAAGAGTCTGTTTAGAATAGGAATAGACTCATTATGTAGATGATGAAGATTCCGAAGAGGACTGTTGTGCAGAGTGGCCGTTTTCTGAAGGCTTCGGTAATATTTCTTCCAAAGTCTCTGGCCGATCTTTTCGTTTCTGAAACAACTCGTCTACCCCAAGAAGGCCGGGGAGACCCATAAGGGCTCCAATTAGACCAATTACGTATGGGTTTACTTCGATCGCCAGGAACAATTGTTGGTACAGTACAAGAAACCCAGTCAGGAAGCTCAAAGGCTCCCTCATAGATTTCCAGCTCATTTGTCTCATCCATAGCCGTCGCTTTCCGGTTCCAGAAGCGGTTCAGGTCTTCTCCACCTAATATTATATGTCTACCTTGACGACACCCATATTTTGTAGCGTTAACGTAGCGTCAACATAGTTTGTGACAGAGAAGTCAACTGTAAGTACCAGGTCAATATTAGAACTAGTGCTTGGTCCTGTAGTAGTACCTCCGCTGGCCGAGACAGGAGTGTATGTCGTACCCATGGCAACTATATAGAGACCACTAGCACGCCAGTCGGTGTTAGACGAACCAACCTGATGGCATATTACCATAGCGTCTAGAGCCCACGGAGTACCAGCCGCAGCGCCAGCCACCGCTGGTGGTACCCATTCTGCAATAGTAGTTCCTCCTAACCCACCGACACGCAATTTCATAGAATGTGTATTGTTTGCATCGTTACTAGAAATACCACCAGCTTTAATCCACCACATGTCACCTACCGATGTGGTGGATGCAGTAATAGTAAAACCACCTATAACAACTTCAGTGGTACCTGTAGAAGAAGAATCTGCATAAACAGAAAGTGCGGGCCAATTTGGACCCGTAGCTCCTGTAACCCCAGTTGTTCCAACTGCACCCGTTACTCCTGTAATTCCCTGAGTTCCGGTGACTCCCGTAACCCCAGTTACACCTTGAGTACCTGTTACCCCAGTGACACCGGTAACGCCTATAGGACCAGTAGGACCAATCGTATTAAGTGCATTCCATGCTGAACCATAATATCCATATAAGATGTCATTCGTAGTGTCTACTGTTACGGGAATACCAGAAGTTACATCAGCAACAGCTCCCGCTGGGGTACCAGGAGTTCCAGGTAAATTAACGAATCCTCCGGTAGCAGATGTTGCAAGTGCCGGATTATAATTATTACCATCATTAAGGTTTAGTATTCCACTATTAGCATTAAGTGTAGTTCTTACTTCCCATCCAGATAGAACATTACCATGTGCAGATACATTAGTGGTTGCTGTTGCGCTCTGGTTTTCTATAGCGAGTCCGTACGACTGACCAGTCACATGTGTGACGCCACTTATCGTATTGTTAACTACAACAGCATCGACAGATGCTCCTGAAGACGTTACTATTCTTATACCAAATAGATAAGAATCTGTGTCAGCTCCGGATGAGTAAAAACCTGTATTATGGTCAATAATAACTGATCCTGCTGCGAATGTTGTTACACCGTCACCAATAACAATAGCCCCGTAAATAGCAAAGCCACCTGCTAATTGGCCAGGTTGCTCTATATAGTTATGGTCTATTCTTGTGTGTGACGATCTCTTTATATGGATACCATTCTTGCCAATTGTATAAATGTGGTTACCGGAAACTCTCCATCCAGAACCAGAATCGATAAGAATACCCTCAAGACCTGGATTTTCTACAATGCTACTCAATAACCATCCGTCTGTTACTGTTTGAACAGTCTCAGTATCATCTCTTATATGGATACCATGTCCGTCTGGATTACGAATATTGACTCTATTTATATATGTTTCTACAGCAGTACCTGTTATCTCAGAGTCATCTTGCCGGTATGATGTTATCTCTAGTCCAGTACCACGAGTATTTATAATATCTATGTCTTCGACATTGTTCCAAAATGAAATTAGGACAAGTCCCTTACCGTCACCACTAGCTTGGTTAGCTTTGTTTCCATCAAATTGAATATGCTTAATGTGTGTTGGATTGTCGGCAACAGGAGTACCACCTGTTGTAAACCAAACAGATGATGCCGCGACAGCATCCTTATTAGCAGAGTTTTGTATCTTTATTACACACTGTTCTCTATTAGTACCCATATATGTTCTTGACTCTACAAGCTCAAGAATATCGCTTATTATGTAAGTGCCGGGAGGGAACAAAACAATAGATCCAGCCGTAGAAGCAGCTATAGCGGACTCAATAGCTGCTAAATCGTCGGTAGATCCGTCCCCTGTAGCTCCATAATCTTTAACATTAAATATGTAAGTCGAAGTACCTGCTACACCTGTGACGCCTGTAACACCTGTAACTCCTGTAACTCCTGTTACGCCAGTAACACCATTGGCCCCAGTAACACCATTGGCCCCAGTAACACCTGTCACACCGGTAACACCATTTGGACCTGTTACACCAATGACACCTGTAACTCCCTGCGTTCCAGTTACACCAGTAATTCCTTGGACACCAGTCGGTCCTGTAGCGCCAGTAATTCCAGTTACACCTGTAGGACCAGTGGCTCCAACGTTTCCTGCCTTAGCGAACGAAACAACTGTGTCGCCAGAGGTAGTAGTCAAAGCACTAGTGCTATCGGAAACGTAAACCAATGTAAGTTTCCGATATCCTGTAGCAGTAGTCCATCCAGTGATAAGGAAATCTACCCATTTTGTATTGTCAGATATCGCAAATAGTCTTAATGAACCTTTGACAGTACCACTTGTGTCATCTAGCGAATCTATCCAAGTTGTGACAGTGGTACTGTCAGCATCTAACAAGTCTATATAAGCTTCTGTTACTGAGGAATATGTCGCGTTGTTAAATCTTATCGTTCCGTCGCCAGGATCTGAATCGGTAGTAGTCGTGCTGAATGTATAAGCAAAACTGTTACCACCGAACCGTCCTTGTGGTCCGGTTACACCCTGAACTCCGGTCGGTCCTGTGGCTCCAACAGCACCGGTAACGCCTGTTACCCCCGTAATTCCTTGAACGCCTGTTGGGCCTATAGCGCCAGTTTCGCCCTGGGCACCTGTTACCCCAGTGACACCGGTAACACCATTAATGCCTGTTGGACCCGTTGCACCTACAACCCCTGTGGCTCCTGTGACGCCCGTAATACCAGTTGTTCCAGTAGGTCCAGTAACACCTACATTCCCGGCTTTTACGAATGAGAATACTGTGTCCCCGGAGGAAGTAGTGAGTGCGTTTCCACTATCGGATATATAAGTCAAGGTTAGTTTTCTGTACCCTGTTGCGGTCGTCCAACCGGTAATAAGAAAATCAACCCACTTGGCGTTGTCAGATATTGAGAACAAGCGGGCAGAACCTTTGACTACACCACTTGTGTCATCAAGAGAATCTAACCAAGCAGTGATATCTGTAGAATCTGCATCCAGAAGGTCTACGTAAGCTTCTGTAGCCGACGCATATGTTGCATTATTTAGACGAATAGTTCCATTGCCTGGATCTGAATCAGTAGTGGTCGTCGAGAATGTAAATGCAAAAGAGTTCCCTCCGAACCTTCCTCTGACGCCAGTTACGCCTGTAACTCCCGTTATTCCTTGGACCCCGGTTACGCCCGTGACACCTGTTATTCCCTGAGTGCCAGTTACCCCTACTGCACCAGTGACACCTGTAGTACCTTGAACCCCTGTAGGTCCGGTTGGGCCAACGCTTCCTGTATCACCCTGAGTGCCAGTTACCCCGGTAACTCCTATAATTCCCTGGACTCCCGTTGGTCCAACAGCACCGGTAACGCCTGTAGTGCCAGTTGTACCCTGAGCCCCGGTCGGACCAGTAGCACCAGTAGTGCCTTTTTGAGCAAGTAGGTTCCAGTAAGTATCTGTGTTTACACCTACACCAGGCTCATCGTTATCAGAACCAGAAGTATGTGAGACAAGACAAATGTAGCTGGAACCAAGGTGAGAGATGGCATCGTTTTCTGCGTAGGCGGTAGCAGTTATCCATTCGCCTAGCCAGTTAGTAGAACCACCAGCAGTACCTTGGGGTCCGGTTACGCCCGTTACCCCCGTAACACCGGTAACTCCCTGAACGCCTGTTACACCAGTGATTCCAGTAATACCCTGTGAGCCTGTGACTCCGGTAACTCCTGTAATTCCAGTTACACCCTGAGCACCGTTAGATCCAGCCGGACCTGTTGGGCCGGTAACCCCAAGTCCACCCGTAGCTCCTGTAACCCCTGTAGTACCAGTTACACCTTGAGTTCCTTGGGGTCCAGTAGAGCCGGTTACACCCGTTACGCCGACACCCGTAGGTCCAGTTACGCCTGTGACTCCACTTGGTCCAGTAGCCCCTGTGGCCCCAGCTCCGGCAGGTCCAGTTGGCCCAGTAGCGCCAGTCACCCCGGTAGCACCAAGAACTATAGCAGCAGGCGAATATTCTCCAATTGTCCCGGGATAAACATCTGCCAGGTCAAGAGGTATGTCTAATGTGTAATTCTCTTCAGGAACAAACAAAGTCCATCGCACAGAATCCGAAGGTGTAGTTAAATACTCCTGGACGGTATACGTAACGTTACTTGGAACAAGCCCTGGTTGATCGGAAGTAGGAAGTAATATGCTTATCGAACCATTAGCATCTAATGTTCCTACAGTGACAGCGGGGAGAACAATTTCGTCTTCGTCCACAATACGTACTGTGGTACTCGGGACAAAAGTCACAGTGCCTGTGTTAGGAACACCTTCGACAAGGAAAGTCCCTATGACAGTGACATAGTGGAGATTTGGATTCGGCATTGGTTACTCCACTCCCGCTGATTATGCTGCAAGTGCGATTACAAGATGTTGACTAGAACCGTCGGCTGTTGCCGTGTCTAAGTTACCACCAGAGCTTTGACGACCACATATCTCTGTATAATCAGTCGTTCCGTTGTAATATAGAAAAGCAATTGGAGCGTTTATTCTATGACTACCGGAGCCGGTAGCATTTTCTACGTGACTACTGACAGTCGTGCTACCGTTGAACCTAACAAAGCACTGACGTTGTCCAGTGACATTGGCTGCATAGTTTACAACGCCGGTAACAATACATCCCATGACCGTCTGACCGACATAACGTGCTGTATTGGAAGAAGTGCTGTGGCCGCCGTCCCTGTCAATATATTCAGTAGTAAATGTAATCGCTGTGTCAGTTGATGTCGTGAGAGTTTGTGTTGCTGCCTGTTGGGCGAAAAATAGTCCACCAGATTTGTTATGTATAAAGGTCAGCATGTCAGAAATCTCGTCCATCTTCGAGGCTGTAAGAAACTCCTCGAAGATCCAGTTTCTGATACTTGGAATGGTAGCCACAGTTCACCTCCTAGAATCCAAGCTTACAATCGGTAGTATCTAATTGACCCCAGTCGCCAGTATTATCACATTGTGCTACTGAATGAACACCTTTGACCGGTGAGACTTGTAGCTGAATCAGATACCTGTTGTTCTGACTACGTACATGTTCTATCTTCTCGACGAACATATCTAGCTCAGTGGCAGGTCCAAGGGCAGGTAAGTCTCCTATAGTTATCTTGTCCCCGATCATTAAATCGAGAGCCAGATCCCAAAGAGCTGGATACGAAGACGGGTCCAAAGTTACCTGATCGACTCTAGTATTATCTTCTGACAGTTCGGAGAGAACACATTCTGCAATATCCTGTGTGACACGAGAGTCTGACGTAGCAGACTCAATGTTTGGTGCTGTGTATTCTCCTATCTCACCGATACTACCTCTATCTTTAGCAATGAACTCTTTGCCAGCAGGCCAATTAACTGTAACCATGTTGACGAAGTTAGAATCGTCAATCTGTGGTGTAAATCCCTGCCATAAGGCGGCATTGCTACCACTGAAATCGGCAGAAGAAACTATACTGGCGCGGGAATAGAAGTTTCTCCACATAAGTACACCGTCTGGACCCATGAACAATGTGCCGTTGGTGTAGCCGGAAGCGTTTTGTGTAACTTCTAATAAAGATCCAGAGTCCCACTGCGCCCCACCGACTGTAGCCGTCGAGAAGTCCAGTGCTGCAACTCTGTTGTATCCATATAACTCTGCCTGAGCAAGGATCGTACCTATTAATGTTGCGTCGGTGATAGACGACCAGTGCCCCCATAATACAGTGTGCGTGTCTAGCTGAGCACCACCAATATCAGAATCAAAGAATGCTATGTGCCCAAGTCGACCTACGAACCAACCACCGGACACACCGGTTAGTTCATTTATAACTCCACCGACACAAGCTCTGTTAGGTACTCCACTAGCGTGGAACGGTGAAGCGGTAAGGACTACAGTGTCAGTGTCACCAGCAACGACTTGTACGACACCAGCACTATTTATGTCCTTTGTGTAGGCACGTAGGTCTATTGTTCCATAAGTACCACCAGAGCCATATGACATACCTACAAACGTAGCCTGTGTCCTGTTTATACTTACCCAACATCCAGCTAGACCGGTAGGTAATGTTCCCGAACTCTGATAATAATCGACTTCCATTTTTATATAAGTATCTAAGAACACAACTCTGCGAAGCTGAAAGTTAACAAAGTTTGTTGTCGGAGCACCTGCATCTCTAATATTCAAAAGATATGGGCTCCACGTATTTGTAAGATCCATGTTTTCTAGAACTGATAGCGCTCGCCAAACACTCTCGTTAGAGCTGAAATAATAACCTTGTAAGGCTATCAGAACAACGCTTGTAGAGTTGTACTCTGCGGCATTGAATCTAAGTCCAACAGCTCCTGGATCTTCCTGTGTAATCGTAGTAGAGAATGTATAGTTATCTGTTGGCAATATAGCTTTATTAAACCTGAATGTATTCGAGACACCCATCGTGGACAGAGTTTCGTTAGCGGTAGAGAAGGTAAGTGTACCGTCGGTGTTTTGCACTACCTTAAATCCACTGAGAGCGTCTGTGCCACCAGACTTGATACGTTGCTCGAACCAGTTCTCTGCACCTGTCAGCGTGTCTCCTAGAGGTAGCACTGTAAATTCACAGGCCCATCCTTGGCTAATACCTAATGGAACACAACTGGGTACGACGTCAGCGTAGGCAACAAGACTGTCTATCTGGTCTGTTTGTGCTGAAGGGTTCATATTTAGAGAAGTCAGATTACCATCTGTTGAAGTTTGGCCAAATATCTTCTCATTAAGATAACTGAGAGTTCCAGTGGCACCGAAGTCAGATTCGCCAGTGCCCCCCTTGGCACTCTTTAGTTCCATGTACTGACCGTCACCTACAATTGAGATGGCGTCAGTAGAACTCTTAGAATCTTGAAGAGTAAAGTAAGCGTCGTTAGGGCCGATGTCATTAAGAACAGATGTTTGGTACGGTGACGGTACCTTCTTCTTCGACAATCTGTTGAATCCGTCTACACAATTTAGCTTTGCAGCGGACCAGCCGAAGCTGGACAGGTCTACTTCCCAAGCACTAGAGAATCCTGCCCAGACCGGGTAGATGTAACCACTACGAATACATAAGTATCGTACAGACTTATTGGTCGTTATATTACCTTCGTACGGAGCACCGGTACCAGTCTTGCGGGGGGTGAAGATACCGTCTTCGTTCTTGAGTATGAACTCAGCTTCCCCCGCATCGAACTGGTCACGTTCGTAGTTACGACCTGAGCCAGTCTTTACCTGCATGACTTTACTGGATATGTCAGTACCAAGATACTCGACACTCGTCCTAGAGCTGTAGTGAATTTCTGAAGCACCGCTGTTGATAACTCTCACACGATCTTTGTGATGGTCGGTCAAGTCCGGGAAAGTAATAATCGTAGCTATCTTTGTCCAGCCGTCAGACCTGACGTAGCCAGTACCCTCGTCCTGGAAATAATGGAAGGTTCCAAGATTGACATCTACGTCCGACATTGTGTGTGTAATTAATTGTATTTTTCTGGACGTAGTGAACGGAAGAAGATGTACTTGTAAATAATGTCTACCGCCGCTAGCTGTCAGGTTGTCAGACTGGAAGGTGTAGCCAGAAGTATAGGTTGCATTTGTAGTAACCATCTTTAATGACAGGCTGTTAGCATATATATAAGATGGTATGGTTGTCTCATTAGATAGAGTTGTGTTCGGTTCTGCTGAATAAGTCGGTAGAAGATTTTCTCCGATAGCATCTATCTCAGACAGGTTTTTATCGAAGGCAACATTTAATGACATGTTAATTCCGACTTGTTTTGCAGTAGTGTCGTTAATAACTGTGTAGGCAGGACCACCGACACACGAAGTGCTGCTTCCGCATTCGATATAGTCCATGTTGAAATTTATTGTGCAAGAGCCACCTAGTGGGGACGGACCGACTATAACTCCACCTATCGCTGCTGCCCCTGTGTTAATCGTAGCGCCGGTGTCTACGGTCTCGGCTATGGTCGTGCTGTCCATACTGGTGTAGATGTAGCAGCGAATTCTTCCGACCGTCGCACTTTGTAGAACCTCGAAGACAAGGCGGTACCAGGAACCGACGGTAAGAACCGTAGTAGACGTAGCTCTTAGAGTTCCGCCTGAGTCGTACAGAACAACTTTCCTAGCTGTGCTTATACCAAAATAAGCATTGTCAGCACCTAGGTCTGCCCGTACGAACTTACCTATATTGCCTGTGGTCGTGCCGGAAGGTGTACCATTCAACTTTATATAATACGACATCTTGTAAGTAGTTTCTGAGATACCTACGTTCCATCTAAGGTGTGACTCGTTAGAACTTGTTGTAAAAAGGGCACAAGTAGTTCCGTCTTTACCAGAGGCAGCATAAGTGTATGTACCGCCAGCATCGAACAAACTATTGAATCCGTCACCAGAGAGACGAGAGTTGGCAACACTGATAGCAGCCCCTACAGTCCCGTAGTTGAACGTATTACTCTTGTAGTCGACCACCTGTCAGCACCACCCTCTAGAATCCGACGTTCCCAGCATTTTGCTTGCTCTTCTTAGAGAATTTCTGTTGAACAAGTGGCCCAACTTCGTTAGCTAGTCTCTTTAGACCTTGCGAGTCGGAATAAATAGGGCCAGAAAAGATTAACGTAGTAGAACTGCTTGACGACCCTGGCATAGATCCGGGAGAACCCATAGGTGTTCTTGACATCTGTATCGGGATACTGGCAGACAGGCCACGGAGTGATTTCTCTACCCCAGGGATACCATTGTCGAATCCACGGACAAGACCATCTATTATCATCTCGCCTTGTGGAGTCAACATCTTCTTGTCGTAAGCTGGTGGACCTTTCCATCCTATGATCTTCCCAGCTATACCACTGACCTTGTCTTTTATCCAACCGATACCAGCCTGGATACCGTCTGCTAGACCACCCATGATCTTACGACCAATATCCCAGAGCATCCGACCCGCATTACCGAAAGCTGCTAGTATTTTTCCAGGTATCTCCTTGACAAAGTTTATTGCAGCAGTAGCTTTGTCTACGATACCGTTCTTGAGTTCAACAAACTTGTTAATAATATCTAGGACTCGCTGTCCGATGTTCTGAACAAGCCAGTTCCAGACACCAGAGATTTTGTCTTTTACCCAGTTCCAAGCTTCTGACGTCTTTTCCTTGACCCAGTTCCAGGCACCGACAACTGCGCCGACAACCCATTGAACAGCAGTTTTAACTGCATTCCAGACAGCATTCCAGGCACCAACTATAGTGTCCTTGATCCAGTTCCATGCAGAGATTGTAGCATTCTTGATTGTTTCCCAATGAATCTTTATCAAGATTACTGCCGCTATTATTGCCGCTACCACAACCATAAATATCGCTATGAAGACAAGGATAGGGCCAAGGGCTAAAGCCCAAGAAATTGCAGCGGCGATACCCATAGCTATGAAAGCTAGAGTCAGGACTCCTAGGACGCCAATAATAACCCAGAAAACCCACTCGTTATTAGTTAGGAAGTCTACGAACCCGGTAATTGCTGGCATAATTTTTTCAACTATCTTACCGGCAAACTCCTCGAACTTACGCTTAAGAGTCTCGACCTTGACACCAAGGTTGTCATTAAGCTGAGCGTCTGCTTCAGCGGCTGCACCACCGACATTACCCAATGCTGCTACGGCTGTAGTAGTATCCATTGCGAACAGTGCTTCACCTAGGTCTTCTGCCTTGGTACCGAACAGCGCTACAGCAGCCGCATTTCTAGCCACAGGGTCTTCGATAGACTTGAGTTTTTCTAACGTAAGACCAAGGGCTTGTTCTGCGGTAGTACCACCAGCGGCTATCTTTGCCCCCATGTCCTGGGCATTTAATCCGATAGCTGCAAAGCCCTCAGCGGTAAGTTTACTACCGTCTATCGCACGGATAGAGAATTCCTTAAGTGCGTCAGCGACAAAGTCAGTGTCCCTGGCACCAGCTTGCATAGCCTGAGATATAAGTCCCATGGCCATCGGACCACCAAGACCTAGTTTCTGGAACTGACCAGAATATTCGGTGATGGTGTCTAATAGATCCCCAGAACGATTTAGTCCCTTAGTCTGGGCAGCGGCAATAAGGTCGAATGCCTCGACCCCGTTCTTGGCTAGACCTGTCTTCATTAATTGACCGGCGGCAGTAGTTGCTTCACCTACGTCAACTTCCATGATTTGAGCAAGTGACATAGCTTTGCCGGTCATGGACTCGATAGCTTCGTTACTGGCCCCCCGCATACCGTCTACGTCACGAACAACTGATTCGATAGCAGCACCGACGTCGTCCATGTTCTCGCCGTAGGCATTAGAGTAGAGACCACCAGCGACATCACCCATTCGCCCTGACTCTTCGGCAGAAAGACCAAGTGAAGCAGAAATCTTGTCGGTAGCCTTGTCCAGATTCATATTGTAGTTAAGACCAGCGACGAATGTACCGGCTAGAGCAGCACCAGCGGCTAGACCTACGGGAGCAACCATCCCACCGAATCTACCTAACCTACCTGAGATACCGTCGAATGCACTACTAAATCCAGAAGTGTCAAGCCCAAGAGAAGCGGTCAGTTCGCCGATGCTTACCATTATTCAACCTCCCGCTTTGCTCTCTCGACCATCTCAGTTTTCTTGTCAATTGGTGGTCTGCTTGAATAAACAGGAGCTGGGGCAGGATCTTTATGTTCTGTTCCAGGACCAAGATAATTACCTGTAATTGCTGCTATAGAATCTGGATTACTAACTTTCTTAGGACATTTGTTGACTGCATAGAGAAATCTTGATTGTTCGGAAAGACCGTTTACTAACGAAGCGAACGACCAAAAGTCTATACCGGTGTCAAGTTCCTCTATTAGATCAGCTTTATACTCTCGTCGCCAGTCTGCGAAGAGTAATGACCAGAATCTACGGACGTAATAACAGAAGTCGTCGCTACCGCCCCCTCTACCTTTTACTCTGAGGGGGCCTCGACGTTTCCCGAGTTCCTTGTTTCGTAAACTTTGTGAACATGGCCAATAAGATCACCAAGTTCGTCCATACCAATTCCGTCGTCTGTCATCTTGGTAAGATTTTCTTCACCAAAGATAGTTGTCAACAGAGCGATAACATCTTCTATCTGCGCGTCCGCCTTATCTCCTTTACGTTTCCTGAGCTTAGAAGCTAGAAGAATTGTCTTAGCTGGCATGACACGGGGAAGAAGATAGACCCTACCGTAAACACGAATCTTCGGCGGGTCTATCTGTTCCCTAGCTGCCAGCGACTCGTCAAAATCAAAGTCTACGAACTCGTCTGGATCTGTAGCCACGATGACCTCCTGGGTTTGTGGCTTAGTCCACCAGGGACTAAATTACATGGTCTGTTAGACGCCAGCGGTAGTTTCAGCGCCTGACTTAGTGAACGTGACTTCGTACCCGGTCAGGTCGGTGTTGCCACCACCAGCACCACCAAGCATGACGTAGCAGTCCCACAGACGCCACGACGTCTCAGTTGTGTGACGCCACCTGATAGTACCGATCGAGCTGGTACCGACCGCTGTGGCCAGTACATGAATTCGAGCCTGTGACGTGCTTCTGGCACCGGCAGAAAGACTGAAATAACCAGTCAGTTTGAGGGATGCTCCACGTTGAAGAACACGACCTGCGTAAGTACCGTCGTCAGCGAAAGTAGTAGCGTCCACCTCTTCGTTATTAGCACCGTAGTCGACCTCGAACTCGGTAACTTCGTCGATGGTGTGCCAGGTGTCGGGAGTGGCAGATTCGACTTCAAAGATCCAGTCGTATGCAGAAACGCTTGCCATGACTTTTCCTCTCAGCTAGTAATTACTGCGCCGGTTCTCTGTGAACAGAAGGATTCCTGATCTGTAGGCGAAAATTCAAAGAGAACTCGTGTCTCTTGTTAGCATCCTTGCCGAGATATACAGGACCGGACTGAAGACCTACGCAAGTTGTGACGTACGTTCCCTCGTACAGTTCGGTTTCTGTCAGGCCATGGAGCTGGTTGTAAATACTATTAGCCATAGATATCGCGGTACGTGGGTCTCTGGTACCACGAACCCTGACCTGGATATTAGGAGAGTCGTAGCCAAGTTTCGGCGTAGACTCCTGCCCAGGATACTGAAACATTCCAATTGCTCTGTCAGGAGAATCTGGTATGTCTAAAATATAGATTCCCGCAGTGTATGTAGAGTCCGGTGGATAGGCATTAGATCCAGAGGGGTTGAATCCCATACTTGGAACGTTGTCACTTAGATATTTTGCTATGCCGATAAGTAAGCTCATGGAACACCACCTAGTCCAGTTGCATACCGTCGGCTAAACTGTTCAGAATCTTCTTGTGTTTTCCGATAGCAGTTTCCAGGAACTTTGCTTGTCCGTCTGGATGTCTTTTTGACATGTCCTCGTGGACATATATAGCGTAGTCAGCATCATATGTAATAGATCCTGTAGACCCATCGGTTTCTACTCTTCCAGAATCTCGAAGTTTTCCAGTGTCTACAGGGCACATACTATTTGAGTCCTGTAATACTTCGTCCAGTACATCTTGTATAGTGCCAGGTGCTTTCTTCGTTACCATGGCCAGCACAGCCGCCGTACTCGGCATACCAGTAATACCACCACTAGAACTACTCGATCGCCTAGCCATCAGGTGCTCTTAGGGGTATTAGTCACTCCCACTGTGATAGAAGTTGTCTGGTCCAGAGCAATATTAACTTTTCCGTCAGCAACAGTCCTATAAATCGAGGACTTGAACGGGCCGATTCTCTTGTTGGTACCGGCGGCTACAGTAACGGTAGGGTCTGCCACAGCATTTCCGTCGACATCGGCAAGAGTCGTAAGTGTGACTATGCAGCCAGTAACACCCTGAGCATTCTTGACCTCAAGCATGTCACCTTCCTGCCAGACCCATTCCATGGTGGAAGCAGCAGCAGTAGGAGTCGGAAGTATACCTGTGATTGCGTCTGTAATTCTCGGAATGTTAGTCGCCATTTCAGCTCTCCTCAGAATAAGGCGCCAGCACTAGCTTTATATGATCTGGTGTCGGTAAACCAGGAGCACTATGCTTTGTATATTTCAGGACGGAATAGTTGTTCCCGTCGTAGACAACCTTCGATCCTTCTGGACAAACTATCTCCGGACGAAGGTACATTACAATGTCTGCGGTTACCTCACTAGCTCCGACATTTACTGTCACAGGCTTACCGAAGACTATATGAGCTTTAGTGACGACAGATGCTGCATACGTAGGGCCATAAGAACCAGATCCAGATTTCGCATAAACAGTGATGTCGAATCTTAGAAAGTTCATCGGAACACTAGCCACTATGTCACCCCACAATCATCGGAGTGATCGGGAGTAACTTACCGTTCCTTAGGATCGTTATAGCATGAGGTGCGGCTCTTGATATAAGTGCGTTACTCCCTGAACCCCTAGCTAGGGAGACGTCACCAATTCGTATATTGTCGTACTGACTCTGTGTTCCTTGGTCGTCCCCGTTGTCTATGAAATAGGATGCTTGAGCACACGTGGCGTCTCGTATCGTATTGACGTCTGCCAGCACGGTAGGAAGTCCACTGGTGTCGACAGGGTACCAAGCACCGATAAGTAGTTCGTCGATAAGTTCAGAAGCACGGGCTAGAAGCCTTCCTGCTTCTGCTGAAGTAACCGGGAGAGTGACCATATACGTGGTCAGCTCGGCAACTGTCGCGTAGGCCATGTCTCCTCCTTATACCGTTACTTACGTCGCTGAATAGTATTTGACCTGACTAACTTCTTACGTGGTATCGAGTTTGGAGACGGCCTGACTAGTTTTGGTTCGTCGTCTATTTCTTTTTCTATCTCTTCCAACTCACCGTTTGCCAGACGTTCAGCAATAGTTTCCGGAAGTGGAAGACTCATCTCGAAAATGCCACCTGGGCCTCTTACTAGGATCGTGTCTTCCTGAGACATGTTTTCCTCCATGTGCCCCCGGCCTAGTTCCTGACCAGAACCGGGGGTGACGGAACCACTTGGTTAAACGGCCGGCTTGACCCTGAAGACCTGGATAGAGCCAGTAAAGGCAGCACCAGAAATCGTGATGGTCATGGAACCGTCGTTCTGTAGAACACGTGCTGACTCGAACGGACCGACCCACTTGGTACCAGTGGTGAGAGCATTCGTGGTACCGACGATGGTAGTGGTAATAGCACCAAGACCAGCGGTAGAAGCGGGAGGATTGTCACCAGCGGCGACAATAATAGTTCCCGTGACAGTGTTGGCAGTATTACGAATGCAGAGGAAGGTCTCCTCCGGCACTGCGTCAGCGATCGTGTACCCGTCGGTGTCACCCAACGAAAGAGCGGTACCAGTAGGGTTAGCGATCGACGTGTTGAACGAGCTGGATTCGTACGGCAAACTAACGGCAGTCATTTCACTCTCCAATTCCTTAAAGTTGTCAGTCGATCGTTAAAACAATTCCGGCGGCCTCTAACAGCCGGACAGTCGTACTCTCACCAGTGGCGCAGATTCCCCATACTCGATCGTTTTCACCGAGCGACAAGGTAACTGTTTCACCACCTGCTAGTGGAAAACCAAGAGCAGACGTAACACCAGAGCCACCCAGATAAATAGTCTGGGCAGCAGCCGGATTACGAACAACAAGAGTACGACGAATCCCAGCGGCTGTAGTCAGGGCAACGGCCGGACTGTCGTCCACAAGAGAAGTGGACCCAGTAATAGCCATGTCCTACCTGCTTTCTTCTTAGGTACTGGAAGAATCAGGTGACCGAGGAGAGCTGGTACGCCAGGCTCGACGGCTTGACGACCTTGGCCCCATAGATGTGGAGCGAGCGGACGTAGTCACCGAAGAACGTCTCTGCCTTAGCAGCTTCCATGACCTGAAGCTGGTCGGCGAACGTAATAGCGGACTTGCTGCCAGCCAGGACAGCGTAGTCGTCACCAGTAACGAGAACCACGTTGTTGGAAACAAAGACGTCGAATCCGAGAGCCCGACCGACGAACCCGTTCTTAAGCGGGTCGGTGCTGCCAGATGCCGAAGCGTCGACAAACTTGTTGTTGTCCAACAGAAGCCCGTGGTACCACGGTGGAACGACAACCCAACGGTCGTGGCGAGGGGCACTTGCCTCGTCCAGTTCCACCATGAGGTTCTTTAGTCCAGTGTAGGCAAGGTCGCCAGAAGTAATACCGACTGCCGAACCCGAGTTCACCTTGTTGGCGGTAGCGACGTCGGTGTAAAGACCTGCAACAAGCTGGTCCTTGGCGTCGGAAAGAGCGTAGGCCCCCTCGTTCAGGTTTGCGGTCCAGAAGTTACCGGCCGCCTGGGCACGGTCCACGTCGTCGACCTTGAATGCAATATATTTCTTCTGATTGAGCTGAAGAACCTGCGACGCCGTGTCCACAGCTTCGTAGGTGATAGATCCGGTGTAGGAGTTGACGGTGGGACGACCGATGGTGTTGATACGAACTGACTCAGCACCTTCGACCATCGGCTCGAAGTCCTTGTTGCAGACACCGACGAAGACATGTGCATTCTTCTCGGCTTCCAGAAGAACAGAGGCCCAGACTTCAGGCTTGAACGTAGTCACTGCCATTTTCTTTTCCTTCCAGGTGTAATACTCGATGGATTACTTTCATGCAGGTTCTAGCTGAGCTTGAGACGACCGTCAGATAATGCCTTGGCAATAGCCGCCGTATCACCAGAAGCATAGAGACGCTTCATCTCGGCATCGGACATGAACCTGCCCTCCGAAGATCCACCTGGAATCTCGGTGCCTAGTTTTGGTGCTGTCACTGGCTTCGAGCCATTTGTTTTGTACGCTGGGTTTGCTTCCATAGTCTCTGACACCAACGAAGACACCTGGTCAGTGAAGTCGTCAGAGAAGACATCTAGCTCCTTGGCCTTGGCCTGGAACTTAGAGGAGTCTAGCAGAAGGTCTCTGTTCCCGCCGTGTTCGGTAGCAGCTTTCCACACAGCGAAGTTCAGCCGTTCCTTCGTGTACTTGTCACGAAGAGACTTGTGTTCGTCGGCGAAGTTCTTAGGGTCGAAGGTAGCATTGTCTTCAACACCAAGTTCCGAGAGTACGTTGTCGAACTGGGACGCACGGTCAGCTTGCATGTCCCGTTCCTCTTCCGTCTCCCGAAGTTTACGGCGCCAACTAGCATTCTCTCTACGAAGCTTTTCTCTTTCAAGCTTGTAGTCGTCGAGACTAAACTCGGGGACATTTTCAGTCTTGTTATCTGGATTAGTCTCTACTTCAGTAACTGGCTTGACTTCGTCTGGCATGGCTATATCCCTCCTGGGGAACTAGGAAACATCTAGTTTCCGCTTGTCAGACTCCCGACAAGTCTCTGAACTTCTTCGTCTACCTCTTCTTGCGTCCAGGTAGGATGCAACATCTTTATCTTCTGGTAAGTGCTGACTGCACCAGCATCAGAGAGAATCTTTAATGTGTTGGCTAGGACCAGTGGCTGTTCCCTGACGACGGTAGAGAACTCTACCTTTGGGTTCTCAGGGACAATTCCGCTACCAAATATCTTAGCATCTACTTCTAGAAGAACTCCCAAGATGTACGATAGTTGATCCTTCCAATATCTTATCTTCTTGTCCCGAGTGGTAAGGGTTCTCTTCTCTCTGGCTACCACCTCGGTGGCTGTGAGAGCTACGCTACTGTCTTCTACGAAGGAAGCAGCACTGAACCCAGCCCCTCGTATTATCTGACGTACTAGGGAATTACAGGTACGTTCGTGTTCGTCGACACGAATCTTGAATTGAACTTCCTTCATCTCGGCAGAATCACCAAGCATCTCAAATGCCTGGAAATATTCTTGGTCGGCGTCGAACGTAGCTCCTTTGCCCCTACCCTGATTCTGAAGGTAGGAGTTCGGGATAATCATTCTTGCCTTACCAAGACGAAGGTCTCTCATCCAACTTGTGTACGCTTCGTCGAGAGCGTCAAACAGAGGTTCGACCCCTGAATAGTCAGATCGACCGAGTGGAGCGTACATAATATTGCTGCGCCAACATCTAGTTGGTTTCATGTTCGGGACGTAGACAGCAGTTAACTTCCCCGGAATTGTTTCTAGTTCGTCAGGAAGTTCTGCGTATTGCGGGAAGGTAGTGAGTGCCACCCTCTTACCGAGTTTGTCTGTGGTCCCGCAATAAAGACCATGATAGACGACTCCGGGCTCATGACGTTCTAGGAACCTGTAGAAC